CGCCCTTGGCTTCTCGATCACCGAGGAAGCAGTGGAAGACAACCTGTATGACAGTCTGTCTGCCCGCTACACCAAGGCTCTGGCCCGTGCGATGTCCTACACCAAGCAGGTCAAGGCCGCTGCCGTTCTGAACAACGGCTTCAACGGCGCTTACCCCGGCGGTGACGGCGTGTCGCTGTTCGGCGTCAACTCCTCGGCTGCTCGCGTGGGTCACCCCCTGGTTTCCGGTGGTGTGAACTACAACAGCCCGTCTGTTGCCGTTGACCTGAACGAGACGTCGCTCGAAAACGCTGTGATTCAGATCGCTGCGTGGACGGACGAACGCGGTCTGCTGATCGCCGCCAAGCCGGTCAAGCTGGTCATTCCGCCCAGCCTGATGTTCGTTGCCAAGCGCCTGCTTGACACTGAACTGCGCGTGGCCACTGCTGATAACGACATCAACGCTATCAAGCAGATGGGTGCAATCCCCGGTGGCTTCACCGTCAACCACTTCTTGACCGACGTCAACGCCTGGTTCCTGACCACGGACGTGCCCAACGGTCTGAAGCATTTCGAGCGTGTCGCTATGGGCACCTCGATGGACGGTGACTTCGACACCGGCAACGTGCGCTACAAGGCCCGCGAGAGGTACTCGTTCGGCTGGTCGGACCCCCTCGGAATTTGGGGCTCTGCCGGAGCCTAAGCTAAAACCTAGCATTTATGCGGGTTGCAGAGGGGGCTTCGGCCCCCTTTGTTTTTATGCTTGTGTTATTGTTTAAGTTCGTGGTACACTTGTCCAAGATGCGGGGCGTTACCTGTGTCTAAGTCGAGGAGCGCCACATGGCCAGAGGCATCTACAAAATCATCAACGTCGTCAACAACAAGTTCTACGTCGGCAGCGCGGTAGACCTGAAGCGCCGAAAGACGCGGCACTTTTCCGAGTTGCGTACCGGCAAGCACAACAACCGCCACCTGCAAGCGGCATGGGTCAAGTACGGCGAGCAGGCGTTTGTCTTTGTCGTGGTCGAAGAACTTGCGCTAGCTGCCGACCTTCTTGCGGCAGAAAACAGGTGGCTCAAGGAGCACGTGGGCAAAGACTACTGCTACAACATTGGCGTAGACGCAACCGCACCTCACTTAGGGATGTCGGGCCCGTTAAGTCCGACTTGGGGGCATAAACACACGGACGATGCCAAACACCGTATTGGCGTAGCGTCTAAAGCGCGTGTGCAGTCCCCCGAGGAAAAAACTAAGCGTCGCGCCACTATGCTTGGTAAACCAAAACCCGCCGCAGTTCGAGCCAAGATCAGCGCCACGTTGTCTGGCGAAGGCAACTTCTGGTACGGCAAGAAGCGGCCCGATCACGGCGCCAAGGTTAGCAAGGCAGTGGAGGTGTGTGACGCTACCGGCAGCGTCACAAAGTACCCCAGTATTCAGGCGCTGCGGGAAGCCCTAGACCTCAAACCCCCCACAGTTAACCGCGCTTTGAAATCAGGCAAACCCTTAACTCGGGGACCTTTGAAGGGCTGGTGCTTTAAATACGTTGACGCTGCCCCAGGCCCCGGTGTATAAATACGCAAGTCCCAAGATTCCAAACCTGCTTGCTGACCGGCTTGGCGGACTGACCTCACAGACAGCAAGCGCAATTTGAGGAATATGCGATGGCTCGCACTACCTTCTCCGGCCCAGTTGCGTCGAACAATGGTTTCATTGGCGGCACTGCATCTAGTCCCATTTCCGTCACGACCGCTGGCAACATCAGTTCGTCTTACGCCACCACTTCGGCTACGACGGGCGACACCCGCCTGTCGTACAACCGTCTGGCATTTACCTCGACTGGCTCCGGCGAGACGCTGCGTGCGTTCTCCGTCGTTACTGGTGCAGGTGCGGCAACGGGCGGCACGATCAACGGCGCTCACATCAGCACGTCGATCAACACCACGGGCACCATCTCTGGTGCGGCCAACGCCATCCGCGCCACGTTGGGTGGCACGGCTACCACTCCTGGCGGCACGTTGGCTGTTCTGCAACTGGATACCGACTACGGCACCAACGTCACTCTGGGCGCGGCCTCTTCGTTCATTCGCGTGACCGACAGCGGCTCTCAGACCGGTGAAGTTCAGAACCTGATCAACATCGAGACTGGCCCTGCGGCTACGGTTGCGCCTACTGCCAGTGCGGTGGCTGCATCGCCTTCTAAGGTCATCAAGGTGACCATTGGCGGCACGCCCTATTACGTCCCCGCTTACGCCACCTTCACGCCCTGATGCAGATAACCAAGGAATTCTTGGAGGCTGAAGTTGCTGAGCTTGAGCGTGAGATGCAGAAGGCGGTGACCTTCCAAATCCAGGCTCAAGCCACGATTCAAGCCTACAGGATGCTATTAGACAGGTTAGACGCACCAGAACCGGAGCAAAAAGATGGCGATGCAATACGACGTTAAATCAGCGCACATGGCGGCGTCTGGTGTAGCGGTCACCTACCGTACGCGTCTCAAGGGTGCGATTGTTTCGGCCAATGCCAGTGCTGCCACGCGCAACACGGTGTACGCCAACAATCTGGCTCAGACCGGCACGTACGGTCGTTCGACCAATACAGTCACGGTGACCATCACGGCGCACGGCCTTGCCACTGGCGACCGCGTGTGGCTGTCCTTCTCGGCAGGCACTGGCGGCACGGCGACGACCAACGTGTACGCTGTGACGGTATCCAACGCCAACACGTTCACGGTTACGGACACTGCTTCGGGCACCATCACTGGAAGCCCTGCAGTCACCATGTACGCCGATCTCTTGTTGGAGGCCGACTCGTACAACTCGACAGCGTTCAACGTGATCATTCCCGGTGAGGGCATCCTGGCCGAGAACGGTATCTACGTTGGCTTGGTCAGCAACGTCACCACGACGATCTTTTATGGCTAAGACCCCGGCATGGCAGCGCAAGGAAGGAAAGAACCCCAAGGGCGGCTTGAACGCCAAGGGGCGAGCCTCCTACAACGCCGCGAATCCAGGGAAGCCCGGACTGAAGGCTCCACAGCCGGAGGGCGGGCCACGCCGCGACTCTTTCTGCGCCCGTATGAAAGGGATGAAAAAGAAGTTGACGAGCGAAAAAACCGCAAAAGATCCGAATTCGAGGATTAACAAGAGTCTTCGGGCATGGAACTGCTGATATGGAACATCATCCTGTCCTTCCTGTCGGCGATCATCTTGTGGGTGATCAAGTCGCACACAGAGGAAGTACAGCGTATTCAGATTCTTCTCAACCGTACGCGAGAGGAGATCGCCAAGGAGTACGTCACGAAGGGCGATGTGCACGACGACATGAACCGGGTGATCGCTCGGTTGGATCGTCTTGAAGGCAAGCTCGACGCGTACATGAAGGAGCAGCGAAGTGCCCTCAGTTAGTCGTAAACAGCACAACTTGATGGCGATGGTGGCCAACGATCCCGCCGCTGCCAAGCGCATGGGCATTCCTCAGTCTGTTGGCGCAGAGTACATGAAGGCCGATAAGGGCCGTAAGTTTGGTTCTGGAAGTCGAGCAGACATCCAGTCCATCAACAAGCCGAAAACCAATCACGGTAAATCGGCAGTTCTTGCACAAGGTGGCGATGTGAAAGAGTCCAAGGCGATGGTTAAGAAAGAGATCGGCTTTATGAAGAAGGCCGGTGCTCCCCGTTCAATGATCAAACATGAGGAGTCCGAAATGAAGGGCATGAAGAAGATGGCTTCTGGCGGTATCACCAAGGCCAAGATGGGCGCAGTTCCTACCGCTGCTCCTAGCCGCGACGGTCTGGCCACCAAGGGCAAGACCAAGGGCACGATGGTCAAGATGGCCGCATCGAAGCCTCTGGGCATGAAGCGCGGCGGAAAGACCTGCTGACATGAAGCGCCGCTACAACGATGGCGGTGGCGTCTTCCGTGAAGGCATGGAAGTTCCTGCCAATACGGAAGACATGAAGTCTGCTCCGAAGCCGCTTACTCCAGCTCAGCGCCTTGGAAAGATGAACATCGACAAAACGGGCAAACTGACTCCGGCAGAACGTCGGAAGTTGGAGCGCGATATGAAGATGGCATCTGACCCGATCCCCAAGGCCAAAGGTGGTACTGCTTCGTCTCGTGCAGACGGCTGTGCCATGCGCGGCAAGACCCGTGGAAAGATGGTGTAACCATGATGCCTAGCCGGGGGATGGGGGCAATCGCCCCCTCCAAGATGCCCAAGAAGAAGGTCATCCGACGCAAGGATGACCCGAACGACGTTGACATGTACGCCGAAGGCGGGACCACCAAGTCCAAAGTCAACGAAGCGGGCAACTACACCAAACCCGGTATGCGCAAGTCGCTCTTTGAGAAGATCAAGGGGCAGGCTACGCAGGGCACGGCGGCAGGTCAGTGGAGCGCCCGCAAAGCGCAGCTTCTGGCCAAGCAATACAAGGCCAAGGGCGGCGGGTACCGTGACTAAGAAGCCTCAGCAGTCTCTGAAGGACTGGACTGACCAGAAGTGGAGGACCAAAAGTGGTAAACCGTCTAGTAAAACTGGTGAGCGATACCTTCCAGAAGCTGCGATCAAAGCTCTTTCCCCCCAAGAGTACGCCGCCTCAACCCGAGCAAAGCGAGCAGGCAAAGCCTCCGGCAAGCAGTTCGTAGCGCAACCCAAGGCTATTGCTAAGAAAACAGCGAGGTTCAGATGAGCAGCTTTGCACCGGGTACCGACCCTAGAGTTATGGCCGAGTTTGAGCGGCGGTTTTATGGCGCACGTGTGCCCGGGATGGTGCAGGGCGCAGAGGCTCAGGTTACACCGCAGCTTGCAGTTCGTGACGCAGGTCGAGTTGACGACTACAACCGAATGGTGTCGGGGATACCCGGTTTTCCGTCCTTTAATGCTGCAAGAACGGTTGGAGGTCAAACTCTTGGTTCTATGCCCTCGGGCAATGCCGGGCTGAGTAGCGACGCGATGACCCCCGAAGGTCAGCAGATGCTCGCCAACCTTAAATTACCTGAATATCGCGTTCCGCCGCCTGCGGATATGCAGCCGCAACAGCGGTTTAACCCGTATCAGCAACAGCGGTTCAACCCGTATCAGCAATTCCAGCAGTTCCAACAGCAGCAGTTCAACCCATACCAGCAGTTCCAACAACAGCAGTTCAACCCTTTCATGGGCGGCTTGGGCGGTCTGTTTAGCCAGATGGGCGGCTACGGCATGGGTTATAACCCCATGATGGGTGGCTTTGGTGGCTTTGGCAATGGCTTTGGCGGTTTTGGCAATGGTTTTGGCGGCTACAACCCCATGATGGGTGGAGGCGGCTTCGGCGGCGGTTTTAACCCGATGATGGGTGGCCAAGGCTTTGGTGGCGGCATGCAACAAGGCAATTTCGCTCAGCCTCAAGGCGGCTCAAGCCCGTTCGGCGGCGGGTTTGGTGGCGGTTTTGGTAGCCGTGGATACATGAACCAAATGAGTGGATCGGCACCAGCCGGTCAAGCTGCTGGTTTTGGAATGTATTAAACATAAGGCTAAGGCATGACAACTTCAGGCGTAGCTGCGTTTGACCTCGACCTCAATGAGATCGTCGAGGAAGCCTTTGAGCGTGCCGGTGGCGAGATGCGCACCGGCTATGACTTGCGCACGGCCCGTCGCAGCCTGAACCTGTTGTTCGCTGACTGGGGCAACCGGGGCGTGAACATGTGGACGTTCGAGCAGAACGTCATCACCTTGGCTACTGGTCAGCCGACCTACGCGCTGCCGGACGACACGGTAGATTTGCTTGACCATGTCATCCGCACCAACGCCAACGTCCCCAACAACCAAGCCGACCTAACCATAACCCGGATCAGCGTCAGCACCTACGCCACCATTCCCAACAAACTGATCACGGGCCGACCCATTCAGGTCTGGATTCAAAAACTGTCGGGTCAGGACTCTGTGCTTGCCGGGACGTTGCAGGCAACCATACTGGCTGACACCACGTCGATCCCGATTACTTCTTTGGCTGGTGTCCCCAATGCGGGCTTTATCAAGATCGACAACGAACTGATTGCGTTCAACGAAGTGCAGCCTGCTAGTGGCGGCAACCCGGCGTTGCTGCTGAACTGCGCCCGTGGCCAAGGCGGTACGACTGCCGCAGGCCATAACTCTGGCGCAGCCATCATCCTGTCGCAGAAAAACAGTATCACGGTGTGGCCAACGCCCAATCCGGGCACAACCTACCAGTTTGTGTACTGGCGCCTGCGCCGCCTGCAGGACGCCGGTGGTGGTGTCAAGACGATGGACGTGCCGTTTCGCTTCCTGCCCTGCCTCGTGGCCGGTCTGGCGTACTACATCGCGCTGAAGGTGCCTGATGGGCTGCAGCGCCTGGATATCCTCAAGGCCCAGTACGACGAGGCTTGGCAGACTGCTGCAGGCGAGGATCAAGAGAAGGCAGCGGTGCGGTTTGTGCCCCGGCAGATGTACATCGGGAGCGGCACCTAAATGGGCAACCGGTTTGCGTCAGGCAAGAATGCGATTGCGCAGTGTGACCGCTGCGACTTTCGGTTCAAGCTCACGCAACTGCGCAAGGAAGTCATCAAGACCAAGACATACAACCTCTTGGTCTGCCCAGCCTGCTGGGACCCCGACCAACCGCAGTTGCAGTTGGGCATGTATCCGGTCGATGACCCGCAAGGCTTGCGCGAACCGCGTCCTGATCTGAGTTACGTGCAGTCGGGGAATACGGGCTTGCAGGTTGTGGACACAACGGCAACCACGCAGGATGCGGTGGGTTTCCCGAGTGAGGGTAGTCGGGACTTTCAGTGGGGCTGGAACCCGGTTGGTGGTTCGCGCGGCCCCGATGCTGGGTTGACACCAAATTACTTGGTGTTGCAGGTTCAAATTGGTACAGTCACGGTTGTGACGGCATAGGAGCAAAAAATGGATGCGATGAAGAAAGTGGCCAAGGCCGAAGTCAAGGCGCACGAGCAGCGCATGCACGCTAAAAAGATGCGTGCTGGTGGCAAAACCAACAGCGACATGCTCAAGATGGGTCGTGGTCTGGCCAAAGTCGCCAACCAGATGAACCCTGGCCGCAAGCAGAAAGGTGTTTGACATGGCAACCTACAAGACCCCCAAGCCGGTGGCTACACCGGTTGTTGGCGCTGACGACATCAAGAAGGCGCTGCGCATGGACGTGTCCGTGGCCAACATGCACTCCAACGAATATAAGCCGACCAAGACCAGCGGCATCAAGATTCGTGGCACTGGTTGCGCTACTAAAGGTGTGATGGCTCGCGGCCCGATGGCTTGAGGTTGAGATGACCTACAACGAGTTGAAAGCGGCGATCATCGCCTATTCGGAGAACCAAGACTCCTCCTTTGAGGCGGAGATTCCGGTGTTCGTCCGTCAGGCTGAGCAGCGCATCTACAACTCGGTGCAGTTCCCGTCTCTGCGTAAGAACGTCACGGGTGTCACGTCGTCGGCCAACAAGTACCTTTCCTGCCCTGGAGACTTCTTGTCGGCGTATTCGTTGGCTGTCATTGCCCCGAACGGCGACTACGAGTACTTGCTGAACAAGGATGTGAACTTCATCCGGCAGGCGTACCCCAACCCGACGACTGACACTGGCATCCCGCGCTACTACGCGCTGTTTGGGCCTACGACGACCAACGACCCTTCGCCTGTCATTACCGACGAGTTGTCGTTCATTCTTGGCCCGACGCCCAACGCTACCTACAACGTCGAGTTGCACTATTACTACTACCCTGAGTCCATCACCGTTGCGGCGGACGGGCGTACGTGGTTGGGCGACAACTTCGACACGGTTTTGTTGTACGGCTCACTGGTTGAGGCTTACACCTACATGAAGGGTGAGCAAGACATGATGGGCGTCTACAACCAGAAGTACATGGAAGCACTGGCGATGGCCAAGCGTCTGGGTGATGGTCTGGAGCGCAGCGATGCGTACCGCAGCGGGCAGGCCCGTGTGCCCCCGCTACCTCAGAATAGAGGTGTCCAGTAATGCCCATCGACCAGGGTGCAACCAATCAGTTTAAGGTGGGCATGGCCTCGGGCCAGTTCAACTTCAGCACTGACACGTTCAAGATGGCGCTCTACACGGGCGGGGCCACGCTTGGACCGACGACGGCTGCATACACGACTGCCAATGAAGTTCCTACTGGTGGTGGCTACACCGCAGGTGGGGAAGTTTTGACCGTCAGCGTTGCCCCTACGACTGGTCCCGACCCAAACAACACGACGGCGTACCTGTCGTTTGCCAACGCTACGTGGAACCCGGCGGCATTCACTTGCCGTGGGGCGTTGATTTACAAGGTTGGTGGGGGTAATCCCACTGTTTGCGTTCTTGACTTTGGCAGTGACAAAACCGCTGTCACGTCTTTTCAAGTGCAGTTTCCCGTCGCGGACAGCACCAACGCCATCATTCGTATTGAATAGGAGATATTCATGCTCACCGAAAACTCACACACCTCGGACGCTGTGTCTGCCGGCCTTGTGGCCAAAACAGGTTTCTCTTCGGGTGCTTCGGGCGGCGGCGTTTTCCACGTTCAGTGCTTCGATAAGGACGGCAACCTGAAGTGGGAAGACCAGATGCACAACTTGGTGGTCAACCAAGGTTTGCAGGACATGAACACCCAGTACTTCAAGGGCAGCACCTATACGGCTGGATTCTTCCTTGGTCTGGTGACTGGCCCCGGCTCGGGTACGGCCTACGCTGCGGGTGACACCCTGGCAAGCCACATCGGCTGGACCGAGTTCACCAACTACTCGGGCTCGCGCAAGGCTGTGACGTTCGGTACGGCTACGACGGCTGATCCTTCGGTGATCAGCAACTCGGCCTCTCCCTCGCAATTCAGCATCACGGGCGGTGGCGGCACGGTGGCCGGTGCGTTCCTCTGCACGGTGGCCTCTGGCACGTCTGGTGTGCTGTTCTCCGAAGCAGACTTCCAGTCTCCCGGCGACCGCGTGGTTGTGGCAGGCGACACGCTGAACGTGACCTACACCTTCAGCCTCGATGCCGCTTGAGGCTAGG